CAACTTTAGGTGCATCTCCATCGTTTCCAATTACACCCGCATCAATTGCATCTTCAAACTAGTCAGAAGCATCTTCGGTTTTATCAATGAAATATGCAGATGGATATAATTTGGCTGCAACTAATTATAATACAACATCTACTAAAACATTATACGCAGTAGATGTTTATAATACAATTAACCAACCAGATTTTTGTTTGGTATTTGGTACAATGGTTGAAAAAGCAGATGGTACATCGGTAGCAGTTGAAGATTTAAATGTGGGTGATGAAATTAAAGCATGGGTGCCAAACGGATTGCCTGATGAAAACCAAGACCCAGAATCAGACCAAGTTGATTGGAGATTCTATCAATTAGAAGCACAATCGGGTTCGGCACAAAACGTTGTTGTAGCTGATATCGTATATAACTTTGCTAGTGGATATTTCTCATTAAATGATGGTGAAATTAAAGCTACAGGAACTCACCCTCTTTGGGTATTTGATTCTGAAATAGAAAAATATCACTTTAAGAATGTAGAAGATATCCTTATTGGAGATATGATTGTTAAGTGGGATGATTTCTTAGGAGAAACAGTTGAAGTAGAAGTAACTAATATAGAAATAGTTACCGAAGATGTTGAAATTGCAACTATTAACGTAGAGCAAGCTGACGTTTACATAGCAAACGGATTTATTTCTCACAATAAAGGAACAACAACACAACCATCAATCCCTGCGGCAGGTTTAAGAATGTACTTAGACCCATCAAAAGCAGCATCTACGGATGGTACAGATGGTACTGACTGGTTAGATTTGACAGGATGGGGAACAGGTGTTAGACCAGCTGGAGCACCAAATGGTATTGGTATTACTGGAGCAAACCCAACATACAACAACGGAGCCAGCAGAAAAGAAAAATATTGGTCACTATCTTCAAACAAATTTTGGTATAAAGATGGTACATCTAATATAAATGGTGGATATACTCAATTTAATACATCAGCATATTCGGTAATTGCTTGGGTAAGATTCGCATCACATCCTGCTAATGGGTATTATCAAATTTTTGGTAAGCAAAATAGTGGTGGTACAAGAGAAATGGCATTGTATTTGAATTCAAATGGTAGTGGTACATATTTTATACATGATGGTACAACTATTCAATATAATAGTAATACATTTACACTATCAACGAATGTTTGGTATATGATTTCTTATACAGCTGCATTAAATGGCACAAACGTTGGATATACCGATACTACATCAAGAGGAACTATATCAAATGGTGCAAAAAATTATACTACATCAGCGTTGATTCAAATCGGCGGCGGATATGGTGATAATAGTTATTATTTCAACGGACAAATAGGACCAGTATTGTTTTATAATACTCAATTAGGTTCAACTGATATCACAAAAATATACGATTATTTTTCACCAACATATAAATAACATTATTTTGTTGTTTTGAAATAAAAGATTATATTTATAGTAGACATTAAAAAATTAAATAAAAGCATAAAATGGCAGAGAAAATAGTATCACCAGGCGTATTTACAAAAGAAAACGACCTTTCATTCTTACAACAAGGTGTAGCAGAAATAGGTGCAGCATTCATTGGACCTTTCTTAGAAGGACCTTTAACTCCAACAATTGTTAATTCACAAGCTGAATTTGAAACATTGTTTGGAAAAGCTGATGGAACTTATTATACTCCTTTGGCAGTACAAAATTATTTAAGAGAAGCAGGAACTGCAACAATTTGTAGAGTAGCAGGTGTTGGTGGTTATACCGAAACCGCTCCTTTATTATTAACTGCAATTTCAGGCGCAGTATCGGCATCAGTTGGTATTCTATTTAATACATCAGGAAGTTTGAATGGTGGATTTGCAGGTACAACCGTAACATCTGGTTCATCCGGAGAATTCTTATTATCAGGTTCAAATGCAGGATTATTATCTGCATCATTGGATTCATCTGATGTAAATGATATAGAAGCTGTATTTGGAACATCTCCATTTGGTTCTAAAAAACCATATGTTTATGGATTCTTTAAAAATCATTCGGTTGGATTTGTAGCAGCAACTAGCGCATCTGTAACTGTTTTAAATGACCAGTTGTTTACATTTGATGCACAAGAAGCATTGACTCCAATGATTAAATCACAAACTATTAGTGGTGATAGATACGACTTATTCCAATTTGAAACAATTGGTGCTGGAAATAAAGCAAATACTAAAGTAAAAGTTGGTATTACAAATATTAAAGCAGCAGGTAGTGTAAATGGTACTGATTATGGTACATTCACTGTTGTTGTAAGAGATTTTACCGATACTAATAAGAAAAAGACAGTATTAGAAACTTGGGCAAATGTAAACTTAGACCCTAATTCTCCAAACTATATTAGTAGAGTAATTGGTGATAGAAAATTATCAATCAATTCTGAAGGTAAAATTACTGAAACAGGTGATTGGGTAAATAATTCAAAATATATTAGAATTGTAAACCTAAATGAAAACGCTCCTATTCAAGCAGTACCATTCGGACACGATAAATATTCTTTACCAGTTTCTGCATCAGCAGCACAAGGAGCTAATTTAATTCCGGCTGTAACATTTGTAACTTCATCAGCAACACAATATGGTGGTATTGATTTAGATAACAATACAGATAATGTTATTTATTTAAAACCAATCCCAACAGGAGCAGGTAAAGGTTCTAATTCTGTATTTGGATTAGATGATGCAGCTACAAACGGAGCAGCTTTATCAGTAGGTTCTTCTTTAGCACAATTTGTTGTAGCATTCCAAAGTGGATTCGATGGTATGAGTCCGGCAATCACAATCAATAAAGGAAGTGATATTGCAGCAGGTAACTCACAAGGTTTTGATTTATCAACTGCAGCAAAGAGTGGCTCGGTGGCATACGCTAAACACATCGCAGCATTATCAAATGCAGATGAGTTTGATGTTAATATGATTGTAACTCCAGGTGTTATCAAAAGATTACACTCATCAGTAGCAACATCAGTATTGGATATGGTTGAGCAAAGAAATGATTGTTTCTATATTTTAGATACAACTGCAGCAGGTGATTCTATCACACAAGCAAATACTGAAGCACAATCTATCGACTCAAATATGGTAGCAACTTACTATCCTTGGGTTAAAACAATTGATGTTAACACAAATAAATTAATCACTGTTCCACCATCAGTATTATTACCTGGCGTATTCGCAGCAAACGATAGAGTAGCAGCAGAATGGTTCGCACCAGCCGGTTTAAATAGAGGTGGATTAATCGGAGCAGTAAGTGTATTGAATAGATTAACACAATCTGAAAAAGATTCATTATACGAAAACAAAGTAAACCCAATCGTACAATTCCCAGGACAAGGTATTGTAGTATTTGGACAGAAAACATTACAAGATAAACCTTCAGCATTAGATAGAATCAACGTAAGAAGATTACTATTGACTGTTAGAAAGTACATCGCTTCTACTTCTCGTTACTTAGTGTTCGAACAAAACACTTCAGAGACTAGAAATAGATTCTTAAATATCGTTAATCCTTACTTAGAATCAATCCAACAAAGACAAGGTCTTTACGCTTTCAGAGTGGTAATGGATGAAACTAATAACACACCAGATGTAATTGATAGAAACATTATGAAAGGGGCTATCTACTTACAACCAACTAAGACAGCTGAATTCATTCAAATTGATTTCAACATCTTACCAACTGGCGCAGCTTTTAACGGATAATTTAAAAAGTAAATATTTATATAAAGAAAACAATTAAATAGAGAAATAAAATGCCAGAAGTATTAGAGTTTGATAAAATGTTCTATACCAATTTTGAACCAAAGTTAGGTAATAGATTTATAATGGAAATCGACGGTATCCAATCATATATGATTAAAACCGCAGCAAGACCAACTTTCACATCAGAGGTAGTAGAATTAGACCATATCAACGTAAAAAGAAAGATTAAGGGAAAATCTACTTGGGATGATATTAACATCACTCTTTATGACCCAATTGTACCATCAGGTGCACAGCAAGTAATGGAGTGGATTAGAAGCTCACATGAATC